TAGCAAGTGTATGGCAGCTGACATACTAATAGGTATCAGCGGAAGATCTACAGTATTAGATTCAAACGTGCCAGCAAATGAAAAGCTGTATGGTTTTCATAGATTAGATAAACCATTAGTTGCGATACCGCATGAGGGTAAATTTATTATTGGGCCATACGATGAAATTAATGATCAACTGGAAGAACATGGTTTAAAAATAAATGAAGACGTAGCTCCACCAGAGCCATACAAAGGATGAGTGTAAAAAGCGATTTTGCGTTGGGCAGTGTGGGTGTAACAACTACTGAAAACAAAGGACATGATCCAGAGTTTTGGGCGGCCCAGGCAACAAAAAAAATATGCGACTATTCTGAGTCTGCACCAGAGCATATCAAACAGCAGGCTTTGGCTTTTCAAAATCAAGTTTATACTGTAATCTTACATAGTATGAAAAATGCAATAAAGTCGCATAATACGACTTATGCAAATTTATTAGAAAAACAAGGCCACAGCGACATGGCTAAAATATTAAAGGAGCTATAATGGCAATAACATCGGCAATATGTACAAGTTTTAAACAAGAGCTTTTAGTGGGCACTCACAACTTTACAGCATCAAGCGGCAACTCTTTTAAGTTAGCTTTGTATACCAGCTCGGCTACACTAGGAGCTGGCACAACTGCATTTACAACAACTGGACAGGCCAGTGGTACTAACTATAGTTCTGGAGGATCAGCATTAACAAATGTAACACCAGTAGCTTCTGGTACAACTGCTATTTGTGATTTTGCAGATTTAACTTTTAGTAACGCAACCGTAACAGCAAGAGGATGTCTTATTTATAATGACACAAATTCTGATAAAGCTGTTGCAGCTATAGATTTTGGCGGCGACAAAACATCTACAGCTGGAGATTTTACGATTGTTTTCCCAAGTGCTACAGCAACTGGTGCAATTATAAGATTAGCTTAATAGTAGCAATGCCTAAATATTATGCCGCTGTCGAAGATAGATTTTAAACCAGGAATAAATAAGGAAGAAACCGATTACGCAAACGAAGGCGGTTGGGTTGATGCCGATAAAATTAGGTTTAGAAAAGGTCGCGCAGAAAAAATTGGTGGTTGGGAAAAATATTCTACCGACACATTAATAGGCTCTGCTAGGGGGTTACACTCCTGGATTGCACTAGGTGGCACAAAATATCTTGGTATAGGCACAACTAATAAATATTACATAGAAGAAGGTGGCACATATAATGATGTCACACCAATAAGAAAAACTACTACAAACGCAGCAACTTTTTCTGCAACCGATGGATCTTCTACTGTTACCGTAACCGATGCAGGTCATGGCGCAGTTAATGGAGACTCTGTTACTTTTTCAAGTGCGGTTAGTTTGGGTGGTAATGTTACAGCCGTAGTTTTAAATCAAGAATATCAAATCAGTCTGGTGACAGGCACAAACACTTATGAAATCACTGCAAAAGACACAAGCGGATTAACTGTAACAGCAAACTCTAGTGATTCTGGTAATGGCGGATCTTCAACCGATGCTGTCTATCAAATCAATTCTGGACTTGAAAATTATGTCCAATCTACTGGTTGGGGTGTAGACACTTGGGGTGCTGGATCATGGGGATCTACAACTCCTTTAGATGCTACAAATCAGCTTAGATTATGGACGCATGATAATTACGGTGAGGATTTAATTATAAACCCTAGAGCTGGCGGCATATACCGATGGGTTGAAAATGATGGTGTTGAAACGAGAGCGGTTGAATTAGCCACAATAAGTGGTGCTAACTTAGTGCCGACAAGAGCGCTACAAGTTTTAACCTCCGAAACAGACAGACATTTAGTGGTTTTAGGCGCAGATCCTATTAGTGGCAGCTCAAGAACAGGCACATTAGATCCTATGCTTGTGGCATTTAGCGATCAAGAAAACCCGTTACAGTTTGAGCCATTAGCAACAAATACAGCAGGATCGTTAAGATTATCATCTGGTTCATCAATCGTTGGTGGTCTTAAAGCAAGACAAGAAATACTTATTTGGACAGATACATCTTTGTATTCAATGAATTTTATTGGACCACCACTTACTTTTGCTATTAATTTAATAAATGAAGGCGCTGGTCTTATTGGACCGAAAGCATTTTGTAATTCACCGAAGGGTGTTTACTACATGTCAAAAAATGGTTTTTATTTTTATAACGGATCAGTACAACAAATACCTTGTAGCGTGCAAGATTATATATTTTCAGATCTTGATGAAAGCCAGGCTTATAAATGTTTTGCAGGTCTTAATGAGGAGTTTTCAGAGGTATGGTTCTTTTATCCTTCGCTATCAGACAATACAAAAGAAATATCTAGGTACGCAATTTTTAATTACGAAGAGGGATCCTGGAGTATAGGATCTTTAGAAAGATACAGTTGGCTTGCAGCTGGTGTCTTGGATAGACCATTAGCTGCTGGTGAAAATGGATCTAAATATGTATACGAGCATGAAAAAGGATTTAATAACGATGTAAGCGCTATGGACGGTGTTTTTATTGAATCTGCTGACATTGACATAGCAGATGGCGATAACTTTGTTTTCTTAAAAAGAATTTTACCAGACATTTTATTTGTTAATGACATAGGCACAAGCCAAGATCCTGCTATTAATGTAGTGGTTAAAAGAAGAGACTTTAGCAACCAAACCCTATCTACAGATTCAACCACACAAATTACACCTAGTTCTACTTATGGTTCTTTAAGATCTCGAGCCAGGCAGTTTGTCTTACGTTTTGAATCAGACGATGATAATATCGAAGACGATAAGAAAAATTACAAGTGGAGGCTTGGTAGTACAAGAGTAGAGATTCAATCATCTGGGCGTAGATAATGAGTAAATTACTTCCAACTCAGTTGCCGCTCGCTGTAGGCGAAAATGTTACAGCCGATACTTTTAATCGCTTAATAAGAATTTTAGAAATTAATCTAGGATCTGTTGATCCAGACGTAATAAAATCATATAACTCCACAGACCTTAGCGAATTGCAATTTGCTACAGGAGCTATTATATTTAACACAACGACAGAGGTTCACCAAGCCTTTGATGGTACAGAGTTTAGAAACCTGTATGAACATCAAACTTACTTGACTGGACTCTCTGCAACAACAAGTATAGGAGCAGTAACTGTAAGTACACCATGATAAGCGAACAACTACAAAATAGAATCAATATGCTGACTGGCGACATGGCATCACAAGCAAACAAAGGAGCCATTTCAAACAGAGAAATGGATATGTTTATGAAAACAATGCCGTCACCTGCGGTAGAGGCACCAACAAATCCAAGAGATTTAATTCAAAATTTACCTGCTCCAGCAATGCCGACAGCTAAGGATCCGCGAGATTTAATACAAAATTTGCCTTTTAAAAGTGCAACCTCTGACAGAGAAATGGAGCTGTTTAATCAAACACAAAACACATCTGAACAAGAAATAGATATGATGGTCGATGATGTGTCTAAGGACATGAACGACGAGGAAAAACAAATACTTGAATCTATGCTTGAGCGCGGTCTTGCAATACAAGAGTCACCACTTGCAGCTGAGGTTGCACAATTAAAACAATACGGTGAAGGCGGAGATACAGAATTAGCGCATTTAAGACCTGGAGAAATGGTTATACCGCCAGAGTTTTTAGAAGATGCACAGTTTGAATCAGCATTAGCTAAAAAGTTTGACGAATTTGATATAAACCCAGAACAAGCAATCGTAGGTTCGGGTATAGCAAGCCTTAACCCAGTGACTGGCTTAGAACAATTTTTCTTTAAGAAAATTGGTAAGGCCCTTAAAAAAGTAGCTAAAAAAATAGCACCAATAGCTGGACCACTAGCTAACTTTATACCTGGTGTTGGTCCTGTATTAGCTGGAGCAATCGGAGCTGCAACCAATGTAGCAGCAGGCAAAGGATTAAAAGGCGCAGTATCTGGAGCACTCGGTGGTTATGGTGCTGGTAAATTAATGAGCGGCGTTGGCAGTCTAGGTACAGTCGGCGGTAAAACAGTGGGAGCTGGTAATTTTAGTAGCCTTGGTGGACTAGATAAATTTAGAGCTTTAGGTAGTGGTTTAAAATCTGGCAACTTAGCAAGTACATTCTTTAATCCAGCTACTGGTGATAAAGGTATATTTGGTGGCAGTATTGGTCCATCAATAAGAAGCGGTTTAGGTAGCTTAACTGGTTTCGGTCAACCACAAGCTCCAGCTATAACAGAAGCAGAGTTTGCACAATTATCACCAGAGCAACAACAAGCCTATCTGGCGCAACAACAATCTGGCGGATTCTTGGGTGGTAAAACACCTTTGCAATTTGCAAGTTCTAAATTATTACCACAAGGCTTAGAAAACATGTTAGGAACTGGTCCACAAGGCGGTGGTATTTTTAGCGGAGGTCAAAACCAACAAAGTGGCGGTCTATTCGGCGGAGGTTTCGGTGACGCACTTAAGATGGGCGGCATAGGAGCTT